GAGTCTCTTGACGATGGAAGACCTTTATATTATAATAGTAACATTCTAGGACGCTACATGCGGAAAGACTATGGACACTTTCGAGGAAACACTCAGAATAACACATGATTGGGCACTCCATCGTATACAAGTATTGTGCGAAACCTATGATGTAGAATCCGTTGGAAATGCCTGTTCAATTCATGACGAATTTGAGGAATGGTTTGATCCAAAATCGGAGGAACTTGATATCAGTTCACTTGCTTACATAGGTGAGGGAAGTGAATATGCTGAATGATGAGCAAATGGAACTAAGACAAAAAACTTTAAAGATTTTACTTAACAATTTTGATGACAATCGTGCCATTTATGAGTGTGCAGATGAGTGGTCAAGTAAGTTCAAAACTACTTCTGGATTAGTACAATACTATAAAACTTATTTTGCTAAATAGGAGTACGTTATAGTGCTCAAAATGGTAGATAAAAAACCCGAAGATAAAGTGAAGACCGAGGAAAAACCAAAAGGTATTCTCGGTAAACTTAAAGAAGCTGCTGACGATAAAGAAGAGCAACTTGCCATTCTCTCAACTTTTGTGAGATTAGCAGTTCTTGTTTGGTCCGCAGGTATTTTAACATTAGCATATGTTAAGTTACCAGAAGCATTTAAGATACCAGAACAAAAACTGGATCCAACTTTCATAGCTTCTGTGTTCACAGGAACTTTAGCTACATTTGGCGTCCAAGCAGCAGGTAAGAAAAAGAATGGTGCAAGTGGTGGTGGAGATGCAAACATATCCAAGAAAGATATGGAGTTTCTAATTGCAAAAGCATCTGAAACCGCACCAGCACAAACAATTAGAATCGAGCAAGCACCAGTAACAATCGTACCGAATGCTGCACCACCTAAAAAATAGGAATTAAAATAATGGATTTCGATAATATGGAAGAGGCGATGTTTGGATCAGAGGTAAAGGTTACCGATACCAAACCAAAAAAACCAAAGAAAAATATTAACTTGACTAAGTGGTTTGCACTTGGACTCGGTGGAGTTTTTGGTTTATCTCACATTGGTATGATTGGAATGATAAGTCGAAAAGATAATCTTCCAATCATAAGTCCACCTGTAGGACCTTATACAACATATAATGCTCAAGTGACTGAAGATGGTTACATGATATCGTATAAAGCAAATGATCCTAAGACAATGTTTATTACTAAGGATATTAAGAATAAGGCAGGTTTCTTAGGATTAGGAAATAATACAACAAAAATTACAGAAGAGTATGTGATGGATGGTCAAACCAACCAAGGTGGTTCTGTTTCTAATCCTAGATCATGGATGGATCAACCACCAGGTTTGACCAATGAGCAAGCAAAGGAGATAACAGAATATCGAAAAAGTGAAGCCTGTATCAAAGCAATCGGATCCGCAGAGGGTACAGGCAGAATTGTCGGGACAAGTATTGGTGCTAGTGCTGCTCCTACTCTTTCCTCTATCCCTTATGTTGGTTGGGTTGCGGCTGGTTGGGTAGCAATGTTTAGTGGTAATCAAGGTGCAGATATTGGTGGTAACATGGCAAATGATTTGAATAAAAATTGCTAATGAATCTGTGGAGTAAATACAAAGATGTCCTACACGAAACATTTCCACTGCACAATGGGGTAGGAAGTGTCTGGGCACAGTGGAAGGGAAAGGATACTTTTTTAACTGCTAAAACATATACTACTCCATATATAATAAAGAGTAGAGAGGTAGAAATCTGGAATGAAAAATCTTGCATATACAACAACATCATCTATCCTAAAACAGGCAGTAATCTTCCCTGTTTTGGTATGGATCTTATGGGATTTAGTGACAAGAAGGTCATTATTGTCTTTGACTTCCAACATCCTGTAGAAAATTATTTGTTCTCTGTAGAGGGATTACCTAAAGGTAGAGGTGATTATCGTTTCTTTGAACCAGGTAATCACTTCTCAGAAAATATTTACATACAATATTGTAAAATGTCAGAGGTTGATGATCATCTTGAGATGTTCAAAACTTACTTGACAAAGTATAAGGACATGGTAGAATTAGAGAAACCAACTGGTAATGATACCAGTTTTTATAAAGACTTTGATACTTATATGACTAAACTTGATCCTGTATCAGGATATCTGAAAGGTAAGTTTGGAGAAGAAAAAGCAGAAAGTCTTGTCAATGATTTTTTATTTTGTTTTAAGTAACCATGCCTAGAG